AAATATGTTAAGAAAAAATGTAAAATGATTGATGATAAAATAATTATTGTTCAAACAAATATTAATAATATATTGAAATATTATAAAAGTGCTTTAGATATTAAAAACGAAGCTGTTAAATTGATAAAAAAAACAATAAAAAACCCCATATAAATAAATTATATGGGGTTTTAATTGAAATTTACAAGAAATCCTACAAATCTTTAGTGGTTTGGTGGTTCATACTATTGGATGTTTAAGTGTTGATAAAATTGCAACTTTATCTTTGTTTTTCAAAACATAGATAAATCTATCTTTTTTAGGTATTTCAATTCTTGAATAATTGGGGTCAATTGTTTTAAGAACATATGGATTTGTAGTACCAAATTTCAAACAAGCTGTTCTCGGATGATACAATTCGCCAAATATTTTATGCGTGTAACTTTTAACAAGTCGAATATCATTACCTTGGTAAAACCACTTACATCTTTTAAGCAGGTTTTTTAAAGAAATTTCAGAATTTTCAGTATAAGTTATTAGAACTTTAACTTCAGTATTTTTTTTAAGCCAATTAAAAGTTGAATTAATAAAAAAATCTTTAGTTTTTGCTGAAATCCCATTAATAACCCACAACCTTTTTAATTCCAAAACTTCATGGTTTTCAAGAACATCCGAAATTGATTGTGAAGTTAATCTACCAACTGGGGAACCATAAACAATTACTCCAACAATTTTATCATTGCTAAACAAGCCAAAAGCATGTTTGCAAGTAAATTGTGTGTTGATGTGGTGGTTTTTTACAATAAGTTCTTTTGCAATGTTTGCACCAATAGTGTCTACTTTGTATTTCATATGTTATTTTTTAGAGTTGTTTAAATGTGAATTGATTGTTATCGTATACCAGGTATTTTTTATATTCTAATCCATCAATAAAATAATACCTACCATTAGTATTTGCATTTTTGATGTCATGATATTCCATATCAGTATGACCAACAATTTGAATTATTTTATCTTTTAATGTTGATTCATTGGATTTCATTAAAGATTTTGGGCGAATCCAAATTGGTGTTTGGTATAAATCGTCACCATAGAAATCTAAACCATCAAAATTAAAAACATTAGGTTTAAAAATGAAATAGTCATTAATAGTTTCAATAAGTTTTGGAATATCGTTAATTAAAGTTTCATCTTTCAAGTGTTTCATAATCCAATAATAAGAGATTCCAGCATGTGAACATACAATATCATCAATTTGGTAGCACATTTTAAAATGTTCTAAATTATTTACCAAACATTCTTGAATTTGAAATGAAAATTGTGCTTGATATCCTGAGTACCGATTATACCCTTGGAATGTTGGTAAATAATGGTAATCATGATTTCCAAACAGCAAAGTTATATCTATATTTGAATTTTTCTTATAGTCTATGATATTGTTGAAGTTTTCGATTTGATAATTACCCGTAATATCGAAAGAATCAAAATAGTCCCCAACAAATATTACTTTATCTGGCTTTTCATGATTAATAATATCATTCCAGATTGTTCTACCGTGGATATCACCAATGAATAATGTTTTCATGATGCAAATATACAAAAAATAATAAGAAAAAAAATTTTTTTTTAAAAATATTTTCTTATTATTATAAATAATGAAGCATAACATATTATACACAATCAATTATTTGTTGGTAACAACTGATGTACCATCAGATGTTAGTTCAAATTTAGTAGTCCATGTACCAACAAAAAAAATCATCCCGATTCATGAAACAACTTCTATTGAGTCTGATAAAGACTACAAAAAGATTATTGCGCATTTGCCACTTAATCAGTCAACAAAATTAAAAAATATTCCATTATTACCCAAATTACCTGAAGAATTATCATTACCAATTTCACCAGATTCAATTCTTATAGATAATATGTGTCTTAGATATAGACATGATTTTGGACTGTTGGATGACATTGAAAAAAATGGTATTAGAATAATTATGAAACAACTATATGAAGAGGTTGTTTATCATTTTAGAAAAAAAGATGATATTAAAGTTTATATTTGGCCTAAATCATTTGTTTCTGAAGAAGTAACAATGCCAAATTTTGGAAAAATGATTATGGAAAAAGTACCAAAAATTGAGACAAATTCTTTAGGTGATATAATTTGGGTTGGTCAATATTTGTTTAATTGAAAAACTTTTCATAATTTTGCATCATGAATTGGAAAAAATATTTAAAATTTTTTGCAACACTTATTATAATAGTATTTTTAACAATGCTCTTTAATTATGTTGCCGATTATTACTTCTCAAGACCAACAAATGGTCTAATTTTAACCGTTATTGCATTATTTTTTCTTGCAACATACGGGGCATTGTTTATATACTTCTTATTTAAAGCTTTTGAAAAATTAAAAAACTAAAAAAACAAATATGATAACACTAATTTTATTAACTCTGGTAATCGCCATTGGTGCGGTTGGAATTTTCAAATCAACAAGTATTAATCCGATTGAAAAAAAAGCTAAACATCTTTTTTTATGGGGACTTTTCATTATTGTTGGAATCATTGTCTCATTAATTCAACCATTTTCGACTGAAAGAATTGACGCAGGTAACGTTGGTATAAAAACCAAATTAATGGGTAAAGACAGGGGTGTTAGTAAATACGAATATGTTACTGGATATGTATTTTACAATGATTGGTTTGAAACTATTAATGAATTTCCAACATTTCAACAGCATATTGATTATGAAGAAAATATTGTAATTACTAAAGGTGGTTTTCAAACAACAATTAAACCGAGTTTTAATTATTCTTTGGTACCAGGACAAGTAGGAGATATGTTTGTATCTCTTCGTAGACCACTAAACCGAATTGAGCAAGAATGGCTTAAAACTGCGATAATTGGGGCTGTAAATGACGTTGCAAATGTTTGGTCTGTTGATGACATTTTTAATAATCGTGAAAAATTTGAACAAGATATTATTTTCGAGGCTCAAAAACGTACAGCTAAATGGTTTATCTTGAGTCAACTCAGAACGAATATTGTCCCACCTAAAGCACTTCTTGCATCAATTGAGGCTAAAACTAAGGCTATTCAAGAAGTTCAAGTTGCAGAAAATCAGAAGAAAGTTGCAGAAGCTGAAGCAGCAAGGAAAATTGCTGTAGCCAAAGGGGATTCCGCACAAGCGGTTATTAAAGCTGCAGGTGAAGCTGTTGCAATTAAAACTAAACAACGAGAAATTACGCAACAATATATTGATTACATTAAATGGTCACAGTGGGATGGTAAGCTCCCAACAACAATGTTGGGTAACGGACAAAACATTCTTTTTGGTGTAAATAGAGATTAAGAAATTTTATAAAATTTGAAAAAGTGGTCATTTTGACCACTTTTTTTTTTGACTATTTAAAAAAAAATAACTATACTTTAATAGTTAAAAAAAATGAAAACTATTATAATAATTTTCTCAATTTTAATTTCAGTACCTGTAAATGGTATTTATAACCATTTTGGTAATGACGTTAAAATTTCAAATACTAAATATGAACATATCATTCCAGAGCCAAATAAATTCAGTATGAATGCTGAAGTTATTGGTCAATCTAAAAAAATTAAAATTGGTGACACTATTTTCATTAGATGAAATATATTTTGATAATGCTTTTTTTAATATCTTGTAAGCAAGATATTAAGTATTTAGAGCGGGAAAAAACTTATAGGTTTGGTAATCAAACTGTTTATAAGATAAACATTGATAGTTGTGAGTGGTATTTAACAGAACAAAGTGATTTAGAGCATAGTCCTCGATGTAAAAATTGTAAAAATAATAAAACACATTATGAATAAAGAAACAAAATTTAAAGTTGGCAACAAAGCCTTTAAACCTAAAGGGTATAAATTTCCATGTACAATTGTCTCAGTTTTTGAAACTGTGAATGGAAACATTAGAGTTGTTGCTGAGATGGATGAATATGGTTTATTACATATTTTTAATGAGGACCAATTAGAACATGCAGAAAACCATAACAGCTGAATTATTAGAAAGCCTTAAAACAATTGAGGATA